CAAAAATACGCCCAAAAAAACATTCTTGTCATTGCTGAAAAGAATGAAGTGATGAACTCGCAAAATTTTAAAAAAGAATCGGAGTTGTTGGAGTTGAATTATATCTCATTAAGAGATGAGGATTTGGATTTCGTTATGGGAGCAAATTGCCAAACTGTATGCGCCGTTAATCCCGACAGGTTGGTAAAATTCAAAATTGAGCAGATTAAGGAACTTTTTGATTTCGTGGTGGTGGACGAAAGCACAATGGTTAAAACTACGACCACTAAGCGATTTAAAAGAGTGCAGAAAGTGTGTGAAGATATGAATTATGTCGTTCTTCTGTCGGGAACACCGCTTATGAACGGCGCGGCGGAACTTTACGCCCCATTATTACTTCTTGGACATCCGTTGGCGAGTAAGGGTTCGCGGAAAGCGAAAGAAGCCTTTGAAAGCATATTCGCCGGAGGCCACCGGAGGAAAATAAGGAACACAGGGATTTGGTATCAAGATTATGTCTGGTGGGCCAAGGGTTGCAATCACACGAGAGAATTGCGTTACCTTGTCCGAGGCAGTTTCTTTTTCAAGCGGAAAGAGGATACGGGCGTATTCAATCGCAAGGTGGACAGGAGAATTGTCCAAGTGCCTATGACTTTGCCTTGGCTGGTGGAATATCGGAACGCATGGGAGGAGTATTTAATCCAAGCGCGCAAGCGAGATGTGAATATGGACAATGTGGCTGAACTCCGCAATTTAATTGAAAACGGCCAAGTCTATCAAGTTAATTCGCGGTGGAAAGCCGAAAGAGTGGTGGAAGACATAAAAAACGGAGTATATGGCGACCAGAGAATTGTTGTTTTCTCGGTTTTTGTGGAAACAGACGAGCTTATTCAGAGGTTGTTGTCCGAATCTGGTATCACTTATCACGCCTTTGAAGATTTGAGCGAATGGAAGACCGGAGAAGAACAGGTGCTTGTCGGCCGGATTAAGGCTCATGGCAAGGGAGCGAACTTGCCGGAGGCTAGCGTTGCTTTATTTGTGGATATGGATTTTGTCCCGGCTAATAATATCCAAGCTGAAAATAGAATCAATCGGCCGGAACAGAAGAATGATATGACCGTAGTTTATTATCTGACCGAGGGGGAGGATGTCGTGGATGCTCATGTGCGCCGGATAAACCAAGACAAGACAAGCAAGATAGATAAGTTTATGGAACCGCTCACAAGCGAAGAGATGTCCGAAATGCCGGTGAGAATAAGAACGCTCCAAGCCAAGTATAGAGCGCAGTTTTCTGCATTGGGATTTGGGGCTCTTTTTTAAGTTATCCACAGTCTTGACTTGCATTGTGTTTTGGTATAGTGTAGTATAAGTGTATTATTAAAATGGTCGTAAAATAAAAATAATAAAAAGATGAAAAAAATACTTTTTTTAGTCGCTTTCTTGGGTTTAATTGTCGCCAATAATGCTTTTGCGTCGGCTACAACCACAACCAACGGCGATCCGATGAGAGTTACGCAGTCGTGGGGAATGACCGGCTATGCCACCCCGATAATCGGAAGCGGTGTTAGTGTCGCCGATGAAACCGGAATTTCGGACACTTGCCCGAAATGGTATCCCAGAGGCTGTTTCAATTTAGTGAACACAGACTTTTACCGAAATCAAATGATAAACTTGGCGAAAGGTTTGCTCCAAACCTACGGGGCCGATGCTTACGGCATATTCCCGCAGTTTTCGGGCTGGTATCGTGTAGTCGGGTTTGAAACATTCACGCAATAACGGACAGGGAGCGTTTGCGTTGGTCGCGCAAACGCTCCAATTATCCACATAGCAAAAAAAATGAGAGTATCGTATAATAGAATTGCCTGCAAATATGTAGCGGAATATAATTGCAGGTTGGGAATAGGGAGAACATTCGCGGAAGCAATAGCCAATCTTTTTCAAGCCTTAGGATTATGAAAACCAAAGAAGAATCAATTTTAGGAACAGTAATAGAAAAACTGCCAAACACTTTTTACAAGGTTTTATTGGAGGATGGAGTGATAAAATTGGCATATTTGGCCGGAAAAATGAAGTTTAACAAGATTCAAGTCCAAGTCGGGGATAAGGTGCTGGTAATCCTTGACCCGTATCAAGGAAAGGTCAGCAACAGAATTGTGCGGAGATTATAATATGACAATTCGCAAAATTAACGGCAAATACAGGTTAGTGTCCCATACAGGGAAGAATTTGGGGACATACTCATCGCGCGCCGGAGCGGAAAAGCGCGAAAAACAAGTGGTCTATTTTAAAAATAAGAAAAAGTAAAATGAACGAGCCTAAAAAAATCCAATGTGTTGAGAAAGGGTGCGGAGAATTTGAGTTTTCGGCCAAAGAGCAAGGCTTCTACGCCGAAAGAGGCTATCCTGACCCCAAAAGGTGCAAACAACACAGAGAAGCCCGCAAAAAAGAGATAAATAAGCAAAAATCGCCCTTTCATCCAAATAACTGGAAAAAGGAAAATCACCAATGAAAATCCCGGCAACACTCATAAGAGAAATTTATAAAGAGAGAGGGAACAGGGGAAGACCTATCAGCACTAGGCAGATAAGAGCGGTGGAGGGTTATATAATGGCTAACGGAAGCAAATCAAAAGCACAAGCAATCAGAGAAGCGGGTTATCCGGAATCTAGGGTAACAGACCCAAGTAAGGTGTTTACTAGGTCTATTTTGGCAGTTTTAGACAGATTGGAAATTACGGAAGAATTGGCTTCAAATGTTGTTAAGCAAAACTTGAAATCTAAAAAAATAGAACATTTCACTTTCCCGCCGTATAATAAAGAGGCAGTCCTGCCCGACAATGGCCAAGACCATCGCACAGCCGAAAAAAAAGGAGAGCAACTAACCGACAAAGAAATTATAGAGATGATGAATAGTGTTAATTGCACCGTCAAAAAAATAGTCCACGGGGATATGGCCAGACATGTATATTTTTGGTCGCCGGATAACAAGACCCAATTAGAGGCGGCGGATATGATATTCAATCTTATGGGTTCATACGCGCCCAAAAAGGTGGAGGGTAAGCACGATCACCGAGTAGGAATTTTCTCAATGGGCGATTTGCGGAAAAAAATGAAAGAGAAAGGATTAAAAATTATCAATAATAATTAAATTTTATGGAAGATGTAAAAAACGGAGTAGAGGTTTTGGAAAGCAAGCAATTTAAAATGGTAATTCGGTTCGCAGACGGCGAAAAAGACGGCAAGCCTCATGATAGGGCTTATGGCTTTGCGATTGAGGCTAACAGTGAAAATCAAGCTAGGCAAACTTTGCGAAAACATTTATTAAAATGCGTGGAAGAATTGGATAAGGATATTTTGAGAGAAGCCCAAGGAATACCGAAAAATGAGGATGTTGGCCAAAAAACGACTTCGTAAAATCGTTTAAGAGAAGTTTAAATTTCAAAGACGGCCTGCGTGTCGTCCTAAATGGAGAATGAAAAAAAAGTAAAAGAAGAATGGCTGGAAGACATCTATCACCTGCAACAGTGGGCGGTGGATGTCTTTTTGTTTGCCGAGCAAACTATGGGAATGTTCCCGGCCGAACCGATTAAGGAATTATTGGATAAAGATATTCCCTACATTGACCCGATGGGGAACAAGAGAACGGCCAAACTGTTTGACGCGGACGGACGGCTGGTGTGGAATGATTTGAGTTTTTATTCGGTGGATATGTTCCAAAAACAAACGCCCCAAGAGTTTAAAAAATACGAGGGAAGTAGATTCACTTGGCAACAGACGATAATGCTGGAAGCATATAATCGGGCCGTAAGGACATTCGGGAAAGATTCGTTTGATATGGCCAAGAGGTGGATAACGGCCAGAAGCGGACACGGAGTAGGCAAGACTTCCATAATGAGCATTATTGCCATTCACTTCTTGTGGTGCTTTCCGGGCGCGCAAATAGGTATGACAGCCAACAGCGAACAGCAGGTGGAGGATATTTTTATGAAAGAGTTTTATGTGTGGCGGAGCAAATTGCCGGAGTTTATGCAAAATTCAATGATACAGACCGCCGACCATATTCAAATGGAAGACAGCGAGGATTGGTTTTTGCGGGCGCAAGTGGCCAGACCGGAAAGACCGGAAGCTTTGGCCGGATTGCACGGAGAGTATGTCCTTATACTGGTGGACGAGGCTTCCGGCGTGGCCGATAAGGTGTTTGAGGTTATGAAAGGGGCGCTAACCGGCGAAAACTATATCGTGGGCTATTGGAGCAATCCCACAAGGAACGAGGGCGAGTTCTACGAAAGCAATAAAGTAGGCAGTTCTTATACGAAACTGAAATTCACGAGCCGAGAAAGTCCGATAGTCAAGCCCGGCTACATCCAAAAAATGGAAGAAGATTATCCGAACAATGGTTCTGAACATTCGGACGAGGTTAAAATCCGGGTGGACGGCGAGTTTGCCGGAGTAACCGAGATGGACGACAAGGGTTGGATGCCTTTATTCGCCAATTTGAACATTTTGTTTGAGCCGGAAAGAGGGCAGATAATCAACGGAGGAATAATTGGGGTTGATCCGGCCGGAATGGGCAAAGACCATTCGGTGGTGGCTATAAGGGACAGCGTGTATCTCAAAGAAGTGCTGAACGAAAAGACTTCGCAAGAGAAAGACTTGGCGAGAAAGGTAGAAATAATCCGGGACGCTTATAATTCCAAGAGCGGAGATATTGGAGTGGACGCTTTTGGAATAGGGGCCAAAGTAGTGGCTAACATCAACGTCAAAATGGGCGAGAGCGTCAATGCTTTGCTTATGGATAAGCCAAGAGAGGGAACGGAAGACTTGTTTGTGTCGTTTAAGGACGAATTGGCTTGGAAGTTTAGGGAATGGATAGCCAAAGGCGGAATTATAATAACCAACAACAAGGCGGCGTGGCTGAAAGAATTGGGTAAGATTAAGTATAAAAGGGTAAGGCCGGGCCGGATGCAGTTGATGAGCAAAAAAGAATTTAAGAAAGAACACGGCTTTTCTCCGGACAGGTTTGACGCGGCGCTCTGCACATTTTGGAAAGACGAGCCTAGCAAGCCGGTTATCTTGACAAAACTGGAAATGGAAAACAAAGAAGTGTATGATTATCTTAATAGCTTAAAAGCGCCTGTGGATAACTCTTACTCGTCAATGTGATTGACAGGTGTATAATAAATAAAATGGACGAAACAAAAAAAGAGGAATATAAAATGCACGCCAAAGTCAATGAGGCGTATAGTGGCGATGTGGAAGAAGCGAAATTCGCCATTTCTGTAATTCAACAGATAAACAAGGATTTGGAATTGCGGGAAAAAAACACACTCGTCTTCAATGGCTTGTCTTATTCTCAATCATATTTATATAATCAGCGCAAAGCCATCAATTATTCTCCGCCGAGGCAAGCGGGCAAAGAAAGAGAAGTGTCAATGGGACTTGTCCACGAAAAAATAATATCTTTCGCCGCTTTCTTTTTGAAGTATATTTATAAGCGCCGGGTCAAATGCTACGACGAAAGCGGTAAAATTGTCCGGGGAATGGGAGAGATTTATAATTTGGGTATTGAACATTCATATAGGCTAGAAAGATTTAAGAAAAAAATAGCCCTTTTATATTGGGAAGTATTCAGCCAAGGGGACGCTTTTGTTTTGGACGACTGGCAAGTCCGGAACATTCCGCAAAGCATAGCCAAAAAAGACGACCAGATAATCAAGCCGGACGGAATGGACTATACTTACGAGTTCTTGGACGGCCTTTCCTATGAAGACGGAGAGATGATACAGACTCGCCAAGCGGTGTCTAAGGTGCTGGATGGCCGGACGATAATTTTAGGCAATCCCGAAATTGAGGATTTGCAAGACCAACCGCGCGTTACTTTAGAGGAAGTGATAAGCCGGGAAGACACGGAACTTATTTACAAATCTTTAAAGCGATGGAAAAATGTTCCCAACGAGAAAGACTGGATAACCAATGTAACCGGCGAGGATAAGGTAACGTTGTTTGACGCTACCAGGGTGGCTGATGTCGGCAAAGAAACAGTCGTTCACAGATATTTTGATAAAGAAAAAAACCGATTTAATATATTTTTAAACGGAGTAATGATGTTGCCGCGAAAAACTCCCATGACGCTTTTCTATCCGAGAGGCAACTATCCTTTGACCAAAGTGTCGGGAGAGAGGCTGACCGGCTCGGCTTATTCCCGCTCCATACCGGCTAAGACCAAGTTTAACGGCGATTTTGTTGATTGGGCTTTACAAGGACTGGCCAATAAGTTTGAACAAGGCTTGGACCCGGCCTTGCTTATCAAGGGACGATACACCATCACAAGGGACATATTCCGAGGCGGGCAAAGAACGCACGGCGTAACCAAATCAGACTATGAGAAAGCCGATCCGGACAATAAAGGCATAACCGCGCCGGAGTTTTCTTTTGTTAAGCTTTTAAAGGAAATACTGGAAAGCCAAACGCTCAATCAAACAACTACGGGAGAGATAGCCGACCAAGCCACGGCCACAGCTATAAACGCCGCTCAAACCAACCAAATAGAGAAATTGGGCTATTTATTGGACGGGATAGTCAATGGATTTGCGGATATGGCTTTAAGACGGGCCGAAACGATTGAGAGCAAATACACCATTAAGCAGAAAGAAACAATCGTGGACGGAAAGAAAATAAATGTTTATCAAAACTTTACGGTATCAATGGGCGGAATGGAGAATAGCGTTGTCTTTGACGAGGAAGTGGGCGGAGAAACTTACGACATAGGAGCGAAAAGAGATGAGCTTTTTACCAAATCTTTTAAAGATAAAAAAGAGGGTTTCCCGACCGCTTATTATTTAGTGAACCCTGACAGTTTAAGGAATAAGAAATACGGAATAGATATAGAAATGATACCGGAAAGAATTAAGGATACTCAACTCCAAATTATGCAGATGAGGGACGAGTTCGGCTTTTTAAGGGAAACATTCGGCTCAATTCTTAACATTGAAACCTTGAAGGATGAATACTTGCAAGTTAGCGGACGGCCGAGCGAGTTATTTATGCCAATGGACGCAATGAAACTTAATGAGATGTTGGCCAATCAGCAAGGAATCGCTCCAAATAACACCGGGTCTTTTGGAAAACCGAAAGTCAAAAGAGCATTACAAGAATCAATGAGATAAAAAATGGACACATCAAAATTGTTAGAGCAGTATTTATTTAACAGAGGCTTATTTAATCCGGCTCAAATAGGACAAAACATCATAGAGGGACAAGAAGGCGCGATAGGCGGAGAGATTTTAAGCAATGATGACCTTTTGGAAAAGGTGTCTAACTCATGGACATCCGGCAAGGAAGCTATAATTGCCGTGGTAAAAGCGAGAATTTTGTCAAATATCACGGAATTGATATTAAAAGCTTTTCCCCAAGAAACAATAGTTTTAAGGCAAGTGATTTTAGAACTTTCCCAAATTCTGAATGATTTTGAGAAATACAGCAGTGAACACCTTAGGCGGGTGGAGAAAAAAAGCCTTGAACAAAAGGACAACGCCGGGACAACGGCCGAGGAACAAGGAGCGATTATAAATTAGCATAAAATATATGCCAGAAGAAAAAGACGGCGGACAGCCGCAAGCAGACGCTTTCGGAGAATTGCCTCCTCAAAAAGAGGAAGCGCCGAAAGTGGAAGATAAAAAAGAAGAGGGCGATAAGGGAGGAGAGGGAGAGGGTAAGGAAAAGCTTACTCCTACTCAACAAGTGGCGGAGTTGTCCCGCAAACTCGGCGAATATGCCGAAAAGGAAAGGTCGTGGGGCGAAACTCAAAAATCCAAAGATGATAACATCCGGGCGATGAAAGATTCCATAAAAAGACTGGAAGACAAAATCAAGGGCGGAAAAGGCGAGGGCGAAGAAAAAGGCGAGGAGTTGTTTAAGGACATCAAGACTTCCAAGGATTTAACCGCCGAACAAAAAGAGGAGATGACCGACACGGAAATAAAGCAGATGGACGAAATAGCGGCGCTGAAACAAGGAATGAATAATTTGGCCGGTATGATTAAAAAGGGCGGAGAAAAGGGCGATGGCGGACAACTGGATGTCAATAACATTGTGCGCGAAACCGCCAAAGAGTTGGCCAAAGGCGACAAAGACACGGCTAATCTTATAATCGCCAGCGTCAAGAAGTTTAATTTGGAGGGTCTTTCGGAAGAAGAAATTGTCGCCAGGGTGAGCGAGGCGGCTATTTTAGTGCCTACCTACAAGAAACCCAAAGAGCAAGTGAGCGGGAAAGGAGGCAAGGCGGCGGGCGGAGGAAACGACACCGACCCGTATGGAGTGGATAAAATAGTGGATGAAGTCCACGCCAAGAAAGAGAACAAAGGTTTTGAATTATAAACTAATAATTTTAAATTTATGGCAGAAGAAAATAAAGATGTCGTAGGGGATATAGGGGCGAGGCTGGGAGGCGAGGGCCAACAGGAGAAAATCCCGGAGGGCGAACCGAAACCTATTGAATCCATACCTTTTGATATGGGAAAATTGACTCCCGACCAATTACAACAGTTAAAGTCCATGTTGGCCGTAACGCCGGAGAGGATTACTCAAAAGAAAGGCAACCCGATAACGACAGTAAGACAAATCAACGGCAAATATGCGGTGGCTATCGGCAAGGCTTATTTAGCTTTGGTGTATGACGCGGCCAGATTAACAGAAATAGAAACACATAAAATCCCGGTTAAATTTTACGGCGAGGATAAATTTACGGATGTCATCTATCCCGACTTTATGGCGGCCGAAAAAGTGAAATGCGAAATTTTAAGCGTCAGCCAAAAAGAAAAAATCCGGGAAGAGGGAGAAATTGTCCAAAGAGAAACGGGCAAATTAGTGAAAATGGAAGTAAAAATGGTCAATTACTTCTTTAAAATAAAACTGCCGGACGGCTCAATCGCAGAGATTGAGGGGAGCGCGGCCAATGCCTAATGAAATATCTTGAAATAAAAAAAGCCCTCGCTCATTTTAAGGGCAAGCCGGTGAATAATAATGTTTTGGCGGAGTATTGCAATCTCAACCACTTTGACCTTATAACCGAGGGCGCGTATGAAGATTATCTTTTCCAACAAGAACACGACGAGAGGGTGCAAAACGCCTTGCCGTTGATTTTTGCCGAATTATCCAAGTTCCGATATGTCCCGACATTTATAAGCGACGACGAGAGAAGAGAAATGAATGAAGCCAATGAAGATATTGAGTGGAAAATATCCAAAGTCTTGGAAGACAACGGCATTTTGTATCGGGAAATAGATTTGATTTGTAAAAACTTGGCGACAGCATTCCAAGCCATAATGGAAAATGCCGGACGAAGAGCGAACAATATGTGCGCCGTTGTTTTATCCACATTAGCCAAAGAAAAGTTCGGCGATCCGCTAAAACTAAAAGACTTGGCTTCGTATTACGGAGTGAAAGCCAAAGAGCTAGGGATTAAATTGCATAAAACTCAAACGGAATAAAAGTTATCCACAGGGGGCGGATTTGACAACAATTCTCGGCTTGATAAAATGACAGCAGATACAAGTAGGTATGCCGGATTGAAAAGGCGAAACTCCTTCAACACTATAAGTTCAAACGGCAACCGACCTTTAAACAAATTTGCAGTGGCGGTCTGCTAAAGCGGAGAATATCCGCGCCCCTATGGGCAACGCACCTCTAAACAAATCCGAGTTTGCTCCTCGGTCAAGCCGAAAGGCGGAACAGCAAGAGGCAACATATTCGGTGTTGCCTCTTTTTGGTAGCGCCGGAGAACCGGCGCTTTTTGCGTTGGCATTATTAAATAGCAAAACTTTTTTATGATCAAAAGAATGACAGGTTGCCCGAATATCCACCCTTTCAAAAAGGCGGCATCGGAGGCGTTTGCCTTGAATGATGTCGTAACAAAGGATTCTTCGGGTTATATAACCAAAGCAACCGCGACTACTCCGAGGTCTGAAATAGTCGGACTTATCCAGAGAATTGTGGTTTCCACCGATTCGGATTACGCTTCAAACACAATGATTGAAGTGGATGTCCCGCAAGACGGGGACGAGTTTGATTTTGATGTCGGCACAGGGTCGGCCGTTCAATCAATGGCTAACAAGAAATTTGACCTTAAAGACGAGAATGAATTGAGCGTCAGCGCCCAGCTTACCAAAGCTGTGGAAGTTTTAAGGATTATTTCCACCACGAAAGTCCGGGGCAAATTCAGAATCCACGATTCGGAAAAGGCCCGGTATGTTACTTATCAGCAATCTATCGCTTATACTGACTTTGTGGATGGAGGAGGCACTTCCGGGACTCTTGCTCTTAGTTGCACCATTCCGGCCGGAGCGGTATTCGTTCAATCATTGATTACCGATATTATCGGGTTTACGGGAGATACTTCGGCGACGATTATCATCGGCGACACAGGAGGCGACACAGACCGCTACTCTACCGGCACACCGTCAGTCTTCACTACGGCGGCGGCGGGAGTTGATTTAGGCGTTCCGTCGGGAACAAAATGGCATACGGCGGCAGTCGTTCCGGATGTCTTGATTACTTCCGGTTCCGATTGGGGTTTGGTAACAGCCGGTTCAGCCGTCATTACTCTTGTTTGGATTGAAGTAGACTAATCCAAGGACAACGACCTATTATTAACAGCTAAATTTTAAACTAATTATGTTGATTTCAACAATGTCAGTTCCGGCCATACAGGATTTAGTGAGAAAGTCTTTCGTCAAGGAAACCCACCAAAAGGGCGGGGATGTCCGAAGGATATTCATTAAAGAAACTGCCGGTTGGGAATCTGATACCAAAAGAATACACGAACTGGACAGAGAGAGATTCGCTGAAAGAAAGGTTCAGGGCCAAGCTTCGGCTCAAAGGGGCATCGCGCAAGGTTACTACAAAGATATTGTCCGAAGCACAATATCAATTACCAGATTGGTGTCGGGCGAGGCTTATAAGGCTCTTGAAGCTCACAAGTTGGCGGAATACGCTTCTCAAACCGCCAAAGACATCGTGGATAAGATTGAGTTGGATATGAGGAACTTCCTTGGCTATGCCACCGGAGCGACCGCTTATACCGACAACGGCGGGTTCAGCATTGACCTCACTGTCGGGGACGCAAAGTCCGTCTTTGATACCGCCCATACCTTGAAAGGTTCTTCCACGACTTACTCCAACATCCTTTCGGGCGCTCCCTCTTTGACCAATGTGGCTTTGGAGGCGGCGGAAGATTATTTCGGCTACAATGTCTATGACAATTACGGCCAAAAAATTGAAATGAAGCCGGACACCCTTATCACCAGCCGAAAAGCGGTAGTGATGAACAAGGTAGCCAGACTCTTCGGTTCAATTTCTCCAGAATCTATCGGCGGAACGGCTAACGCCAACGCCGGGGTCAAAAATACCTACCGAGATAAATACCAGCACCTTGTCATTGATTTTGACGCTACTTCTCTTAACGCCACCGATTCCACCCTTTCCTATTACTGGTTCTTGGCTTCCTTGAATGGAATGCCGGAAGAAAGATTCCAAGCTTACTATGTGAACTGGCTGTCCCCGATGGTTGCTCCGGCCGAAGTCAATCAAGACAAATGGATTCTGTCCTACACGGCTCGCGCATGCTTTGGCATAGGCGCGGTTTCCGGAAAAGGAATCTTGGTCAGCAAGGCTACTTCCTAGAAAACAACTGCTCCATTCCGCTATTGAGCGGAATGGAGCAAGAAAGATTATTGGTTAATTTAAAACAATTTTATGGATCAAGAATACTCTTACCCAAACATAGCGGACGGCCATAAGGCTGTTACTACGGCGGGAACGGCGGTTGCATTGGTATCGGCCAGCACGCCATGTCGGCTGGTTGTAATCAACGCCAAACCGGAAAACACCGACACGGTAGTAGTCGGCGCTTCCACGGTAGTCGCCGCTTCGGGAACACGAAGAGGCATCGCTCTTATTCCGGGGCAGTCGGTTACGCTCCGTGTTACTGACCTTAATGTGCTATACCTTGACGCTGTCGTAAGCGGAGAGGGAGTGTCTTATGTTTACTTCAATTTATAAAAAGATAAAACTTGTCGCTACCAACAAGTTTTTCATAGCCTTGGCCGTTGTTATCGCCTTTGCCTCGCTCACAAGCGGGATAAATTTGGCGAAAGCGGTTACGTCTATTACCAACCCTATCTTTTTAACCAGATTAAGCAATGTGATTTCTACCTACCCGACCACAGCCAGATTGACTGTCGGCGGAGCGGTTACGCAGGGCGGAGGCATAAGAGCCACATCCACCACGGGGACGGTTGTGCCTCTTTTGGCGGCGGACTTTGACAACGAGAATATGATTGATGTTACTCTCAATGTCCAAGACGCTACCTTGTCTTTTCCTGCTACAACCACTTTGGGTTCAAACTTTTTGCCTACGGCGGGAATGATGAGAACTTTTTTCGTCCGCAACGCCACTACTACGGCGAGCATGGATTTAACCCTAACCGGCGGAACGGGCATGCTATTAAAGAAAGCTACCAGTTCGGCTGTCATTATAGGCGACACGGATGGGGGAAATTACGCGCAGTTTAATTTAATCAGAAAAGCCAACACGGACATTGAAGTATTGCTTGTCAATATCTTCCACGACTAATCGGGTTTTTACTTGGCTCCTTGAAAGGGGCCAAGATAAGAACCAAGATTATCAATTTAATTTAATTTTATGCAAGAAACATACGCAAACACAAGGGACGGGCGAAAAGTCGTAGCCGCGGCGGGAACGGCCGAAAGGCTGGTTTCGGCCAATACAAGGTGTTCGGAAGTAACTATTACCGCCGAATCCGATAACACAGGTGATATTGTCATAGGGGACTCTACCGTAGTCGCGGCCGCCGCCACCAGGCGGGGCGTTCCGCTTGTTCCGGGCGCTTCTTACACTATAAAAATTGAGGATTTATACCAACTGTGGATTGACGCGGATGTGTCTTCCGACGGAGTGGTTTTTGTTTATCATTTTTAAATCTTATGGACATATTAACCATTCTTCCGAATTTAAGCATAGGGGTCGTGTCAATACTGGCTTTGGTTTATGTAACAATGACCTTTTTAAAACACCTCAAACATGAGCGTATAGAAGAAAGAAAAGAAAGAGTGGAAGACGAAAAAGCCTTTCGTTCGCTGGAACGGGAGATTAGGGACAACATTATGGGGCAACTCAATGAAAATACCAGAGTTTTTACCAGAGTGTTAGATCACATCAATAAATAATGATTACAGTCGCCAGAACAATTTCGGACATAAAGAGCGAATTTGAGGGAGGTTCGGCTCTTTCGGTTGATTACTACGCCATTTTAAGGCGCGCGGCGGATAATGTTTTGGACAAAATCAATCCGGAAACTTTAAAGCGCCGAATATCCGTTTATGGAGGGCTGGCCAAGGACTTGCAGATATATTATTGTCCGGCCGACCTTGAAGTCCCGTCGGATATTTACGAAAATGACGGAAGATTCGGCAATCAGCAAAAAAACAGCCGGGTTTTCCGGTATGTGCCTCCGGCGATTTTTTACGCCGTTGAAAATGAAATAAACACCAGCCAGTCAAAATATACCATTGAATACATAAATGGAGTTCGTTTTATAATAATACGCCACACTAAAACTCCGGCCAGTATTACCGTTGAAGAAATGGACGCAACGACCGGAATAACAAGCGACCAAACTCTTTCTTTGAATGAACACGACTTTGTTTATGGAACAGGCGCGCTCCAAAGGACATTTTCGGAGGAATCGGGAACAGCTTTCACTACTGACTTCACTACTGACTTTCTCACTTCCGCCGCTCATGGCTTATCAAACGGCGACAGAGTGATGGTTTTTTCTGGGACAACACTCCCGGCCGGTTTGTCGGCCAATACGGTTTATTTTGTGGTTAGTAAAACCACCGATACCTTTAAGCTCTCTCTTACTTCCGGCGGTTCGGCCATAAACCTAACGGATGACGGGACTGGGACTCATAAGTGGCATGCGGCGACCCAAAACGAAGTCAGCAAGACTATCACGGCCATAGATATTACGGATTATTTAAAAGGAATAGCGGTTGTTCCTTTGAATTTTGAAAATGCGGCGTATGTGAACAGGGTGGAATTGGTTTTAGAAACAGATACGGGAAATTATTACACCTTGACTTCAACTGAAGACAGCATAGGGGATAGTTTTGTGGATGGAATGAATATGGTTCGCTTTTGGATGGCCAGCGCCAATATAACGGGAAGTCCCTCTATAACAAATATCGTCAAATGGAGGCTTAGAGTAATTTTAGATAGCGGGGCCACATCGCAGACTGTCATAATGGACAAAATAACCGTCCAAAAAAATTCTCATTATAATTTGGAATACTATTCCAACAGAATGTTCGCAGACGGAACGACGGGAGCTTGGAAAGATACTCCGGTTAAAGGAGATAATATAAACTTGGGCCGGACGGAAATCGGCATACTTCACTATGAGGCGGTTGTTCTTATCGCTCAAAACTCTTCTTTTGTCAGCATAAGCGCGAAAGAATTGGAGAATTTTATAAGCCAGTTGGAAAGGAAATACGAGTCGTATGAGGGAAAACATCCGTCTTCCGAGATGCCTCTTTCGTATAACACCTTACCGCCTTTGGCAGAGGATATGCTATCCGGATTGGGCGAAGAGCAGTTAGACATAGAAACGACAAGCGATGTGGTTTCTACCGATGTGGTTTATCAATTCGCCGATGGCGTGGAATTAACCGGAGATATAGATGGAATAAATCTCACTTTTGTTCTGCCTTATACTCCCAATCCGACAGCCTCTCTACTTTTGACGATGAACGGCTCGGTGCAGACTGTTACGGAGGATTATACGCTTTCGGGAGCGACCGTATCTTTCATTGTTGCCCCTCCGACCGGTTCAATTTTAAGAGCATTTTTCAGATATATATGAGATACTTTAATTACAATATAGAATTGTCGGGGGAAATAGATGGAGTGAATAAAACTTTTATTTTATCTGTCGCGCCAGATCCGACCGTTTCGTTGTTTATTGTTTTAAACGGCGCTCCGCAGACGCTTGGCGAAGACTACACTTTCTCTGGTTTAACCGTATCTTTCATTGTTGCTCCGCCGGAGGGTTCAATTTTAAGAGCATTATTTAGAAAAAATTACTAATATGAAATACTTTAAATACATTTTAGGAATAGCATTGTCGGTCTTTTTGGTCGCGGGAATGGCCAAAGCCGTAACAGTTCTTTATCCGGGTGGCGGAGGAACGGGGACTTCGCAAGTTCCCACTTACGGCAAGGTTTTGGTGGGACAATCAAACGGCACTTATCTGCCGACAGCAACGTCTTCGCTCAACATTGCGGGAACTGTAACGGGTAATTGGACAGGAACTTTTGACGGACAAGAAGGAACTTATTATCTGTCAAGAACAAATCACACCGGAACGCAGGGAGTTTCCACTCTTTCCAATTACGACTGGACTTTTTCCAATAATTACGGAGCGGTTAATTTGACTGGCTCAACCACCGCGCCCTGGTGGGCGCAAGGCGGACTTAACGCTTCTTCCACTTCTCATTTCGGCAACGCTTCCACCTCCCAAATATCCATCAGCAATTTTCTTGATTATATCGGAACGACATTGGACACAGGCGTAAAAACAGGAACGGCAAGACTTCAAGCGGTTACTAGCAACGGTATTACAAGATTGATAAATTTATCCGAAACAGGCGTTCAAAAAGTCGTCAATCAAGATAATGTTTTTTTAGCCAAAAATGTGTCAGGCGGGACTTTGACGGCGGGGCAGGTTATATATATAAATGGTTCTACCGGAGCAATTCCAAATGTAACGCTCGCAAAAGCGGACGCGCTTGCAACAGCCAGTCCGACAGTAGGAGTGGTTACCGCTTCAATTTCAAATAATGGTTTTGGAGAAATAATGCTCAACGGCATAGTGGACAATATAAACACTTCCGCTTTCACAGCAGGAGATAATGTTTTCGTGTCCACGACTACGGCGGGAGCTTTAACTAATCTGCGGTCTACTTATCCCAACTATACCAAAGGCATAGGCATTGTCCTTAATTCGGGCGTGGGCAACGGCTCAATCCTCGTCAATGTCGCTCCGTTCTTGGGGGGCATAGAAAGCGGGACAACGGCTTCTCAATATATTTTCGGCGGCAAGGTGGGAATAGGCACCACCAGCCCTTATACTTCTCTTGGAATAGGAGGGGAAATAGTGGCTAACAATTTTACGGCGACAAGCACTGCCACTTCAACATTCCCTTACTTATCGGTTACCACCAATTCCAATCTCGGCACGGTAGTTGGCGGAATTTGGAACGGCACGGCCATCGGCGATACCTACTTGACCAAATCCGGCGACTGGACAGGCACCATAGACAGCAATAACTTCGCTGGCGGGGCTATTGGAGCGGGGGAACTCATCTATGGCGGTTCAGCTGGTTCATTCTCGGAATTAGCGTTAGGCACAAATGGATATGTTCTGGGA